ATCTTTAACTTTGGATTACGGCCCAAGAACCACGAGGGCATAAGATAAGATGCCATCTCTGACTTCGAGTGTCTGGGTGGCATGTTTACGATAAGTCTTTTTAGTTTGCCTTCAGCGATTAGCTCCAATTTTTCTGCAATAATTTTATGGTGTCGCCCAACGATAAAACCCTCGTATACATGTTGTGCATACGCTAGAAAATTTTTTTGAGCTATATCACGAGTGTCCAGTTTATTTTTCTGTTGCTCAAGCAGAAATACTTCTTGTAACACCTCTTTAGGTAAAGCATCTAGGTTCATGCCCAAACGATAATATATTCAAATGAATTTATCAAGCCTACTATACAACATGTATATAGTAACACCACTGTGTAATTTAGGGGGGTGGGGGGTCTTGCATTAGTAATATTATTTGCCATTCTGCTTTAGTAACCCCAAAAGACGGTCGGACTCGCAGTCGCTCGTTTTATCCGACCGTCTTTTCCAAGCTCCGTGGGGAGTTGCAGCGCACTGGAAGCCACTGGGTGCGTGGTAAAAGGCGAACAGACTCGCAATGCTCGTTGTATCTGTTCGCCTTTGGATGCTCGTCTGTGAGACGCACTCGGTGCGTCTCACATCGCCTCTAGGCTACATTCTTGGACTCCGTTGCCTTGGACTTAAGATCTTGTAAGTGTGACCTCTTGACCATGACGAAATCCCCATCAATGCTAGAGATAAGTCTTGTGATAACCTCTTTGACAACTTCGTTAACTATGTCGTCACCAACCTTTGATTGAAGATCGTCTACATCATTTCTGATGTCTTGGATGGTGTAGTTGTCTGCAATCGCATCATCGATTCTCGACTCTACTTGTTCTGCTACCAACTCTTCGATGGCATCTTGTACATTCGACATTGAGTTCTCCTTTTCTAGTTGAATGTTATTGTTAATAATGTTATATAAGATTTTATGGGATATGTCAAACATAAAATAAA